TATGAGGGTATTTTTCCAAATCAAAAGGCTGCAGACCAAAATTTAAAAATACTTATGCAAGAGCTACGTGGTCTTCGAGGCACGAACCAAGAAGCATTGAATACATTAGAGTCAACAATTAAAAATGACATTGGCACAATTTACTCTACGTTAGATGATAATATAAAAAGTGCTGAAAAAACTTTAGACACTCAAATTAAGAATGATGTTGAGTCAATAATAAGACCATTACAAAATGGAGAGAGATTAAGTGGCGATTTAGTACGAAAGTTACTAACGTCCAAAGCTATATTTGATGAACAGTCCGATGCTTTGTTTACTGCTGCAACTAAGTCTTTAGGTAAAAATAATAGAATTGTACCAATAGCACCAATTAAACAAGCACTTGATGATGCCTCTGCAACAGGTAGTTTTCCTGGTAATGCACCCATATTACGAGAGATAAATGAAGCAATAGCAAGAACAAAAGGAAGATCACCAACGCCTTTAACTGATGATGAGGCAGTAAGGTTTACATATTTAACTCCAGAAAGAGCACAATTTTTAAGACGAGTTTTGAATGACATGCAGTATGATGATGCTTTTAAAGTTACAACTGCCAATGGAAATTTACAAATGCTTAAAAATTCCTTTAATGATGCCTTTGATCAAGCTGAATTAAATTTAGATTTAATAATTAAAAACTTTACAGATCCAGCAGGCATACGGGCAGGAACAGGTTTGACTATGGGAGATCAACAAACTTTAAAAGCAATTTTAGGTCAGTCTGGCATGGAGTTTTCTGAAGAACCAACAAATGCGTTATTACAAACTTTTCAAACAGGTTTAAACAATTTACAAAGATCAAGACAATATTATGCAAATGGTATGAAACGTTTTGATGATGTCATTGCAGAAAAAATATATTCTGAATCAAAAAGAGGAACACTTAAATTTGATCCTTCTAAATATTTAGATGATTTGGTAAAACCTAACGAACCTCAACGTTTAAGAAGACTTTTAAAAATAATTAGAGGAACTGCGGGTATTGAGGGATTAGAGGTAGGAGATCGTACTTTACGAAGAATTTCGTTGGTGGGTCCAGGTAATAGATTATTTACAAGCATAGATGAGGCAGAAACATATCTTAGAACGATGCGTGAAAGCAGAACAAAGAATGCTTTTAGAAAAAAGATAAATGAGAAAAAAGATGAGCTAACAAAAATACGTGAGGGCAGAAAAATTGGTGCAACAACTGCTGACGCAACCAGACAACAGTTTGCCAAAGAATGGTTTAAACGAGAGATGAATGATCCAAGTAATTTTTCTTTGCGTAATGGTGTTGAACAAATAGATGGGATTAAGCTTGCTCGTAAAATAGATGAGTTGGGCACAACAAAAAATGTGTTGTTTAGTGGAGATGAATTAACACAAATTAATAAACTTTCAACATTATTAAAACAAACAGGTGCTCAATTTGATAAAAGTGTTTTAGATAGATTTGGAGATACTACACTTGCTAATGTTATTAAATTTAGAAATGCTGAACTAGCAAATTTAAAAGCCTTTGATACAAATAAGTTTGTGCAATCGTTAGCAAACAATGATGCTGAAGGCATGGTTAGCTATTTATTTTCTAGAGGCAATGCCAATAGAATTAAAGCTTTTCAAAATGGCACACTAAAAGTTGGCGATAGAACTGTTAGCGATTTAGGCGGTTTTGATGCGGTTACAGTAGAAGCGGTTAAAGACGCTGCCATGACAAGAATACTTAGATCATTAGGAGATGTAGAGTCACCCGCTTTTAGAGAGGCTTTTGTGTCTGGCAGATTAGGTGGTAATTTACAAAGCACTTTAAATGGTTATGGCCGTGAAACAATAGAAACAATGTTTGGTAAACAACAATCAGATAATTTATTTGAGTTAGCAGACAACATGGTGGCAGTGTCTAACGCTGCATTGCAAGGTAAAGGCGGACTTGCTGCACCAACAATTGCATTAGGTTTAGGTTTTTATGGAATGCTCACTGCTCCACTTGCAACTATTCCCGCTGCTGCTTTTTACATGGTCATGAGTAGAGCGTTGAGAGATCCTAGAGTAATGAAAGTATTACTTGCGAGTAGAGAGCCTGGTGGCGATGCGTTTGGTCAAGCTTTACAATTCATGCAAACGTCTGCACAACAAGTGCTTGGTCAGATGGGTGTAACACCTGCATCAGCAGTTGTGCCTGTTAAGTCTGAAGGTCCGTTTGGATTATCACCAGAAGCTAAACAGATGAGAGACAGAGCTATAACAAATATAAAAGGTATAAATGTACCCGACATAAAACCACCCGCTAACGTGGGATCTGCAGGTGGCGTAAATCCAATCTTGGTGCCAAACCCTGTAACCAGAGCAACAGTAGGAAGTCAGTAATGAATATAGAACAATTAAGAGAAGAACTAAAAGTCGATGAAGGCGTTAAGTATGAAATATATCTTGACCACCTTGGTTTGCCAACATGTGGCATTGGTCATCTGATCACGGATCAAGATCCAGAGCATGGTCTCGAAGTTGGCACAAAGGTAGATGAAGAGCGTGTCAATGAATTGTTTGACCAGGATGTAGAAGTAACAACGAATGAATGTCGATTATTATATAATAATTTTGATGATCTACCAGAAGAGGTACAAAGAATCATAGCCAATATGATGTTTAATATGGGACGGCCTCGTTTATCTCGCTTTCACAAGATGAAGCAAGCCATTGACTCTGGCGATTGGTCTGAGGCTGCCGCTCAAATGAAAGATTCGAGATGGTATAACCAAGTAACCAACAGAGCACAACGACTTGTAGATCGTATGCAGAATGTTACAACCTAACCAACTTCTCCCCAATCTTTACCGAGTTCTTGATCAACCTTACTTGGTATTTTTAGTGGTAATCCTTGTTCCATAATCTCTGTAATTTTATCTGCTTGTTTCTGTGAACTGACACTAAAACAAAGTTCATCATGCACTGTGAGTAATGGCACTAATCCTTCCTTAAAACAATCCACCATGGCTTTCTTGGTTTGATCTGCTGCACTGCCTTGGATTAATCTATTTAATGCCTTGTACGTAAAGGCTCGTCTAATTCCTGGTCCGTATTCTTTTTCTGCATCTTCACGTTTCATAGGCTGATTGTAACCAAACGTCTTTGGCTCCCACATATCAAAGCGACACATCCGACCTAACACAGTTCTAATCTTACCATGTTTCTGTGCCTTATTCATGACACGATCTGCAAGTTCTTTTACAAATGGAACTTTACGATGATAGGTTTGTAACAATTCATTGGCATCATCAAGTTTTATATCAAGTGTGTCTGCAAGTTTTTGTTTACCCATACCATACATAATTCCTAGATTAACTGTCTTAGCCTCTTTACGAGTGATGTTTGCCATGTCTGCCATCATCTGATGAAAGTCCACATCTTCTGTCTGATACTTTTCTACAATATCATTGAGTATTT